CTATTGTATTGGCGCCATTAGCGTCAGGTGTAGCAAATAATAGATTAACATCTACAGTTTCAGCATCTTCGAATTTATCGTATCCAAGTGCAATTTCTCCAGTTGTTGGAGCGTTATCATCAGTTCCACCACTCAATGAATTGTCGATTACAGCAGTGTTGGTTGTCATAGCACCGGACTGAGAAGCTATAGTTTCCCCTGCGTCAGTTAGTGAACTATCATGGTCTGCCCAATATATCCAGTCGGAGTTAGTATTAATAACGTCCTTATAGAAGTTGGTTGTACCATCAGCTTTCTTAGCATCTGAACCTTGAGATACAAATGCATAAGTTTCTAACACAGTATTTGGTGTTCCAGATATTGCACCGTCTTCGTCAATCACAGCAACGTGAAGTTCATCAGCTGCTGAAGTTTTTCCAAGACCTGTTGCAAAGTCAGAAGTGCCTGGTTTTTCATCAAATGAACCTTTGAAAGCCCATGAGTTGTAGTTGGAAGTCGAAACTCCAGCTGTGACCATTGACACCTTGAGACTATTACCTAGTACGCCAGGATGTTTAGCTACCCAATTACCTTTACTAAGAGAACCATTGGCGTAATTATTTTCATAATCATCGCCATTTTTTACTAATTGTCCGGACCCATCAGCAGTCGCATTTAAGTGACCAGATGAAACACGAACTACTTTCAATGCATTACCATACTTTAAAAAAGATGCTGCAGTGAGAAAGTATTTAGCAGTATTGGCATCCGGTGAACCAAATTTTTCAGCAAGTTCGTTTTCCGAGCTTACTAAAACAATTTCTTCAGTTGGACCCCAATTAAATGAGCCTGCAAATCCACCAATACTGGAAGATACAGCAGGAATCACGTTAGTGGCGTCAATTTCTTTTACTTGAACGCCAGGTGATACTTGAAATGCCATCGCTTTGTCCTCTAATTGTTATTGAGTTAGTTAATATGATACATAATACGTTTATTTTCAATCATATTTATTTATAATATTTTAGTCTTTAGTGTAATCGTCATCCTTACCAGCATAGTCTGATACTATAAATTTACGGTTTGGATGTACTGAAACTCTTAATTTTGTCATAGTTTTACGATTAACTAACATTTCAGATGCTGTATCTCTGGTAGTTAATCCTATATCTATAACATATTTTCTATTATTAAAAGTAATACCATGTTCTATAACAGGTCTTGTATCAAAAAGTTTCTTACCTCTATAAGCTTTTGATATATCAATAATATCACTTTCAAATTTTAAGCCATTCTTTTTCCATTTAGCTGTATCACCATCTATTTCTAAATCATCTACATGTAGCATAGTGGCAGCTGTTGAATTACCTGTATCAAATTTGGCTCTTATGAGATTATTTGGCATGCCATCCAGTTTGATTGATTCTATTACACCAACTTCTTTTCTCATCAATGGTCTTCTATTTTCTTCTAATAATAATTTATCGATTACTTTACCAAGAACCACTTCATCTTTAATTTTTTTAGTTGGTTCACCTTCAGAATCATAACCCATAAAATGAGACCTAATACCTGGTGACCCATTAACTTCTAAAATATATATGTTCTTACCCACCTTGCAATGGTCAACACCACAATACACTGCACCTGATGTTCTAGCAGCTTCTATTATAACATTTCTTTCTAAATCTGTTAATACATAAGGTGTGGTATCGGCTCCAAGATGTACGTTATTTCTAAATTCTTTATCATCTTTTTTTGTTCTTTCAGCTGCACCAATAATTTCTCCATTTACTACTAGAGTACGTATATCTGATTTAATATCAAAAAACTCTTGTATTAGTAAATCAGCTTCAAACTTCCATAGTGATTGACATACTGATACTAAAGAACTCATATCATTAACTTTAGATACACCAACGCCTTGAGTACCTCTTAATGTTTTTATAATAACTGGAAACTTACCACCTATTTTTTCATGAGCAGTTTCTATTGATTTAACATTATTTACAATCGCTGTTCTTGGAATTGGTATATTATTTCTTTCCAAAGCTAATGATGATGCCATTTTATTATCACATAGTAGCATAGCTTCTAAATCATTTACTAAGAAAAATCCTATTGTTTGGAGAGATGATACTAAGGCTTGAGCTGTTAAAGATTGAATAGCTCCTGCCCTTACGAATATAATTGAATTATGCATATTGACGGTCATATCTTTATCTTCACCATCAATATTTCTTAACCTAACTTCACCAATCTCAACATCAGAAGATGTAATATAAGCTTGTGTAATATCAACAAGAGTATGTTTCATTCCTCTCTTCTTAGCAACTTTCTGGATTAAATCCGCAAAGGTTCCTTCCTCATCGCTGAGACCTAATACAACTATTTCAAGCTCACTTGGTTTTAGTGGCTCTTCAGTTTTCTCTATTAAAAATTCGTTGAACCTTTCCATACTTTCTCTTCGAACCAGATATTTCCATCCTGGTCTTTTATATATTTATTAGCGTTTACATTTTCATCTGTGGTAAACCCAAACGGTAGCATATCATCTTGTATCTCTTTTAACCTTTCATGATATAACATATTTTTCATATCAATATTGGTTAAAGATTGGAATACATCCGTTGTAGTAAACCAAGCAAATAAAACTAAGTTCATCATTAAGTCATCGTGGTTTGGTGCTATAGCCTGAAATGAACTTCCCCTTGAAACAAAGGTACTCATTTCAACTATTGTTTGTGCATCATGTATTGTCAGCTTATTTTGTTCTATTAGGTCTTTTATACCTGAACATCCAATACGCTTAACTCTTCTAGTCATAGTTACGCCAATTGCATTGGCCTTTATACTAGATTCAACAAACACATTCTCATATTCTAAATCATAATATAAACCATTACAAACTACAGCACCTTGGTCATTACTCTCTACCACGACGTATGCATCATTATATGTTTTTGCATACTTATAAATGATGTCAGGTAGAATCATTGGAGATATGTTATTATCTCTAAATACAGCTACCTGTTCAAAAGGTTTTGCACTTACATCGATTATTGTAAAAGTACTATAATCTTGATTCCTACCTTTTGATACATCAACAGTCATAATATACTCATGTCCTTCTTCAGGATTTTTGTATATTAAAGTTTTTTCATTAACAAACTCTGGGTCTTTACTTTGTTGTGCTAGTAAAGAATCAGCACTTATTAATGTATTACCTCTTCCATGGAAAGTATTACCAAACTCTTGCTCAAACTGTAATTTTGAAGTATTTGATATTGTAGTTTCTTTCCACTTATCGTCTCTACCAGGAACATCCCACCAATCAACTCTAAAAGGTTTGAACTCATTTGTATTTTGAACCGCACCTTCCCAGAGTTTATGATATACATTCCCTATACCATTGGCTGTTGAACAAATTATAATTTGTGTATCTTTACCAGCCGTCACAACCGGATAAGTAGAAGTATAGAATTGTGCATCGTTATCCACAAATGCAAACTCATCAAGGAAAAGAAGATTAACTGACAAACCCCTAATGGAACTTGCAGATGTGGCATTCGCCACTATTTTTGAGTTATTACTAAACTCTATACTTCCCTTATTTAAAGCCTTACAACCCGGTTGTAAGAAGTAAGGCAAATTTTCTAAAGCCAAAGTAATCCTGGCTAACATCTCTCTTGCTATTGCACCTTTGTTTGCTAATATTGCAATAGTTTTTTCTGGATGAAAACAAGCATACCATAGTAGATATACTACTGATGATATAGATTTACCACTTTGTCTACAAGCTAATACGATACTAAATCTATTATCGTTAAAATGCTTGAACATATTCTCTTGATATTCATATAAATTAAAAGGAACTAATCCTTCATCAAGAGATATAATCTTTACATATTTACGTGCAAAGTGTGATGGGTCCTCCAAACACTTCTTATACTCAAGTATTTCTTCCTTCGTAAAGGAAGTTTCAACACCATCTCTCTTTACGTTTGGATTACCTAAGTATCCAAACTCGTTATTCTTGACTCTCTGCATCGATTACATTATCCTTATCTAATAACATTCTTTGTAAGTCTGTAGTACTACCAACAAATACATTATTATTTGTCACCTTTCGATTAACTTCATCTTCTTTTTTATTTGTTAAATCATCTTTTTGTTTTTGTAGATTCATTAACTTTTCTGTTGTATCACCTAAATCTTTTATTGTTTTTGATAATACCTCAAAGGCTCGCGGGTGCTCGCTCTCGCGCGCGAGTTCAGCTAATACATCTAGTGAACTTGTCCCAGTCCTTATTAAATCTTTATATGTGTTCCTTGAGAACTCATAATCGTCTTTTATATCTTTATCAACTAAAGCGCGATTAGGAATCTTACTTGGAAGATTTTTATCCAATGCTTTCATCATTTTATCTTTTTTCATTACGTCACTATATCTAATCTACCACCCATAGCTGGATGATTTGTGCAAAAATAGTACAATACACTTGGTGTATTTTCATCAACTTCTATTTGTATTTGTGTACTTGAATTTTGTGTTACGCCAGCTGTATATATGTCACCGCCTGCATGTGTACCATCACTTGTAGTAGAGAATCTTAATGGGTGTGCAGATGGATAGTTAAATATATATGTACCACCTCTATGTAGTGTAAATCCTGCTTGTTGTTGACCGTTATAATAATATGCGTTACCTGAACCAATATATTTAGCAGCTACTGTAAGTGTGTACGTTGTAGTACCTGATTGTTCGTTATTACCACCACCATCAATAGTGGTTGTGACTGTGTAATCATCACCAGCTTTTGCTTCTGGCTGAGTGACTCTTAAATCCATTTCTTCTAATAATTGTGACATACTTCTATCACCTTCAAAATCAATATTAATTTCTCTAATAATTCCTGTGTTAGATTGTGGTCCATAAAACTTCATTTTCATAGTAAAATCTAATTGATATGTAAGTACTCTTCTAGTTGTCATATCACCTTCGTATTCATCTGCTATTTGAACACCACTTAATACTACAGGAACATCTTGTTTTAGTGTTGTCCAACCATCTATAGGTTTTATTGTGACAGTATACTCAGGCTGAAAGTATGGAAGTATTTGTTCTACTAATTGTAAACCATCATCTTGGTTTTTAGATAATATATAAAGCGACATACCAATATCGTATGTAGTATAATGTTTAATTAATTTTTTCTTACTTGCGTCTGATGTATTAATTTCTTCTAGAGCTGCTCTTTTTACCAACCTTTGAGCAGGGTCTAAAGCTAACGATGTAATTTCAAAAGCCATCCTAGGTAATTTTATTGCTAATGATGCATCTCTACCTGTATCTCTATCTAATGCTGCTAAGAATTTTTGTTTAGGTCCATAAGCTAATGGCACCTTTAAAGTATTAATAATATTACCAGCTGAGTTTCTTCTGACAACCTTTAAATTATTAAATAGTGTACCAAAAACCGCTACCGATTTTCTCACTGTTGCATGATAGAATGGGTCACCAAACATTAGTATGTCTCCGATGGGTCACCAAATGGATTGACTTCAGAAAAATCTAAGAATCCATCTGCAACTGTTTCAAAATCTACGTTTTGTGCTAATTCATCATCTGCCCAACTAGTACCTGTAGTATCTGTAGATGTATCTAAAAGGGTAGTTATTGTCGCACCAGACTGCGAAGCAATACCTGTGATTGAACCACCTTGAGTAAACTCT